TGAACAAAATGATCGCGCTTGTATAGGTGGCAACTCTCAATTGCAAAACTGCCACCTTGATACCGCCGGTAGCAAAAATATTTTAAATCGGAAACCGTTGGAGTCCCATGACCACATACACCCATCCACAGCAGATGCCAATTTTGACTGTTCTACTCCTCATAACAAAGTTATAGATGATGACACGCTATAGCCTTGTAGGTGAGTTACCACGGCATATTTATTGTTATGTAGATGCCGTTTATACGCACAAAAATGGCGTAGGTTTCATTCCTTGCGTATGGTTCGGGTTAGTGTCGTATCCTGGCAGGGTGTGGGGCTGTACGGTGATGCTGGAGAGTGGTGCTATTTATCGCAATGTTCCTGTGCATGGTATAGCTTTTACGGATAGTCCTGCGGATTGGGATGTAAAGGATGCACAAACCTGGGATTGCTATGGTAGTGATTTTACGGTTTTGGAATATCGGTATTTGAGTGGTTTAGATTGCAAGGTACGAGCTAATGGGAGGGAGCATGAGGGTAGTTATTTATTTAGTGTAGCTCCTATTGGTGATGGTTTTAGTGCTTATCCTGAGCAAGCTAAGGAGTTTTGTTTTGTTGAGCTGGTAAATGGAAGGTTAAGTGTGCAGCCTACAAATCATGTTGTGTTTAAGGAAGTAAGTTTTACCTCTAGTAAACTAGAGTTTCCTTTTGGTATGAAGCGGCAAACGGAGATTTACAGTGCAGAGTAAAGTTAAATGACGGCCTCTGAACCTGAGTTAAATATTGTATGGACTCCACAAAAGGGTCCACAACAGGCGTTAGTTGACTGTCCGTTGCCGCTAATTGGGTACGGTGGTGCTAGAGGTGGTGGTAAAACGGATGGTGTCTTGGGTAAGTTTGGTATCCTTGCTGAGATGCTTGGTGAGCGTTTTAACGCGATATTTTTTAGACGTGAGCTACCACAAGCAGATGATTTAATTGAGCGTGCCAAACAGATATATCTGCCTTTAGAGGCACATTATAATGATCAGAAGAAGCAGTTTACGTTTGCTAGTGGAGGTAGGTTAAGGTTTAGACCATTGGGTAGCAATGCTGATGCGGAGAAGTATCAGGGTCAGAATTTGAGTCATGCTGCTATAGAGGAAGCTGGTAACTATCCTACTCCAGAGCCTATATTTAAGTTGTTTGGTGCATTGCGTGGTACAGAAACGCAGATGATATTGACGTTTAATCCTGGTGGTCCTGGGCATAAGTGGTTGAAGGATTTGTTTATAAAACCGGCACCTAAAGGGTGGAAGGTGTTACAGTGGAAGATTACGGAGGATAAGTCGGTACCGTATATTTATATACCAAGCAGGGTACAGGATAATCAGATATTGTTGCAAAAAGATCCTGGGTATATTGATCGGTTACACATGGTGGGTAGTCCTGAGTTGGTTAGGGCGTGGTTGGAGGGTGACTTTGAGATACACGAAGGTAGTTATTTTCCTGAGTTTAGCACTAAACATATTATTCGGCCTTTCAATGTACCCAAGCATTGGCCTCGTTATCTTGGTTACGATTGGGGTTATACTAGTAACTTTGCTGCCGTTTGGGGTGCTGTTTGTAGTGGCAAGACAGACGAAGGGGAGAACATTGAATTGCCGAAAGGGGCAATTGTCATATATCGGGAGCTGTACGGCAAACAGATTGAAAACAAAGACCAAGCAGAAAGGATAGCTAGTTTGAGTGTCGGGGAAGATCCTATCTCAGTGGCTGACCCTAGTATTTTTAATAGTAATGGTGGTCCTACTATAAATGACCAATTTGCAGCCGTATTTAGCAAATATAATCATCCTATTTTTAGAAGGGCTGATAATGAAAGGGTCAGTGGATGGACTCAGATCAGACGACGATTACAGGCAGAAGCACCATTATTGTATATTTTTGACACGTGTACTTACTTAATTGAGACGCTACCTAGCTTACAGATGGATAAGAGGCAGATGGAGGATGTTGATAGTACAGGTGACGACCATGCGGCTGATGCGTTAAGATATCTATGTAAAGAACGATTAATGGATTCCACGTTTTCTTCTGCCGTGCCCAAGAGCGTTCATAGAGGCAAAGTACATCTACAATTGTATGTTAATGAAATACGTAAGAATCAGAAAAGGACTGTTATCTAATGGCCAAGAATAGCAAGAATAAATACACAGGCAGTTGGTGGCATTCACAAATTAGCAATGCTGAGGATAGACATAAGAAGTTTTTTGAACAGTGCCAAGAGAGCATTAAGGTTTATAAGGCTGAAAAAGATTTATCTGATACACAACGTAGATTGAACGTTTGGTGGTATATCGTTAATACCCTACTCCCTGCTTATTATTCCAGTACGCCGAAGGCAGAGGTTAATCTTAGAAAGAGGGTGGGTGGATTAAAATATGAACTGGGTGCGGTTATATTAGAGCGTAATACCCAGTTTTCCATGGATGAGCATTTTGATTTTGATACGGTTGGTTACAATGCGGCATTGCAATTTTTACTGACTGGTAGAAGCGTATTATGGGCTAGGTACGAAGCAGAGTTTGAAAAAGAATTGATGGATTTTGCGTTAATACGCAATGAAGCCGGTATACTTGTTAATGCACAGGGTATGCCGTTTGAAGGCGATGAAGCTACGTTAGTTACTACTCCTGAAGGCATTATTATTGGTCAGATGGAGATTGAAGTAAAAGATGATGAAAGAGCTATTTTAGAGAATGTACATTATAATGATTTTCTCACTGCTGATGCTAGAAGCGAGAGTGAAATTGAATGGAAGGCGAAACGAGCATTTTTAACTAAGTACCAGGCGGAGGAAAAGTTTGGTTCTGATGTAGCTAAGAATATGAAGTTTGATAGCTACCCTGAAATATTGAAAAGCAACTACTGGAATGATTCCAGTAAGTACGAGGGTAAGGCAGAACTGTGGGAGATTTGGTGTAAAGAAAGCGATAAGGTGTATTGGTTGCAGAAAAACGGCGACCAAAGCATGCTTGAAGAAGGTGAGCCACCAGTTGAGTATGAAGGTTTTTGGCCGTGTTCTGTTATAAGCCAAAGCACTGATCCTAATTCAGTTATTCCTGTTTCAGATTACGTACATGCTAAAGACCAGATTTTAGAAGTAGAAAGAATTACAACTAGATTAGCTGCAACTGTACAGGCTGTTAGAACTAATGCTTTGTATGATGCCACGATGGGCGTACAAGTAGAACAGTTATTACAAGGCGATTTAAAGTATATTCCTGTTAATAACTGGCCTAGTTATAAGGGTAGAGGTGGTCAAGCTAACGGGATTGAGTATTTAGATATTAGACCATACGTAGAGGCTATTAGCGTATTACAAGCTGCAAGAACTGAAGCACTAAATCAATTGTATGAGACATTAAAGGTTAGTGATCTACTACGTGGCACCTCTGCTGAGTATAAAACTGCAACTGCTAATAGGTTAGAAAATGCCTGGAGCAGTCTAGGGTTAATTGTAAGACAGAATCAGTTTGCTAAATTTATCAGCGACGGTGTGAATAAGTTAGGCACCATTATTGCTGAGAATTTTAGCGCTGAGACATTATTTGCGGTATCTGATGCCGATAATTTAATTGGTCAATTGTTGCCTGAACAAGCTGATCCGATCATGCGGATGCAGCAATTAGACATGATTAAAGGTGATATCATCGACGTTCTACAAGATGATGAAGATCGTATTTATCGCATTGTTATTGCCACCGATAGCATGGTGGCTCTTGATCAAGCACAAGATAAACAAGATGGTTTGCAGCTGTTGGAAACCTGTGGACAATTTTTTGAGCAATTAAAATCAATGACCGAAGCATACCCACCATTAGCTGGTTTTGGTATGGAACTCATGCAAAACATGATTAGGCGCTTTAAGGGTGGTAAAGAACTAGATGGTCTGTTTACCAAAGCATTAGGTGACGTTAGAGTGATTGCTGATCAAAAATCACAACAAGCTCAACAAGCACCTTCCGATCCTCTTGTACTACAAGTAGAGCAACAGCGAGAGGCTGCACAAATAAAAGCACAACTAGAAATGCAGCGTATGCAAATGGATGCTCAAGAGATGCAACAAAAGGCATATATGGCTCAGTTAGATGCACAAGCTAGGATGGCTCAATCACAAGCTGAAGTAGAAGTTGCTTACAGAAAAGCTCAGTTAGATGAGTTTATCGCACAGCAGAACGCTATGGTTGATAGTCAGAAATTACAGCTTGAGCAACAACGCTTGCAGCTAGAAATGATGAAGATTCAATCTGAAACCGCCGTAAAAGCTGATAGCACCGAAGCTAAGAGAGAGGCAGATAGAGTAGCTCAGATTATTGACCTTCAACGCCTAGAGCTAGAAAACATGGCGGTTAGAATGAAGGAATCTGAGAAGTTGTTAGAAGAGCGTAGACTCAATCAAGAACAAGAGCTGGAGAAACTTAGACTTGCTGCTCAAACACAAATGCAAATCATGCAGCCTCCTCCAGTAGCACAACAAGCTCCATCAGAACCAGTGGTTATCAACAACATTGTTCCACAACAAAAATGGAATAAGCGAGTTGGTAAAATAGTAACTGACGCTGATGGCAATCCATCAATAGAAATATTTAACGTGGAAAGTTAAGGAAAATTTATGGCAAACGTATTATATCCAAAATTTAAAGAGAAGTTATTAAATCCTGGTACTGCAGGTATTAACTCAGGTGCTCAGGTTGATATGGATAGCGACAACATTAGGGTGGCACTTATTGACACTGGTGTATATACCTACAATGCTTCTCATGAGTTTTTAAGCAGCGCGTCAGGTGCAACAGTAGGTACAGCACAGCTTCTTGGCTCTAAAACAGTAACAAACGGCGTGTTTGATGCTGGTGACGTTACATTTACTGGATTAACCGGAAACTCAGTTGAGGCATATATTATCTACAAGGATACTGGTACAGCCTCCTCTAGCCCATTGATTGCTTATTTTGACAGCGCGACTTCTGGATTACCACTTACTCCTAACGGCGGTAACGTGACAATCCAATTCAACGCATCAGGCATCTTTGCATTGTAATTATAAAGCTAGGGGCACTAATAGGTGCCCTTGCTACATTTAGGTAGGTATCATGGCTGCTATTGCGGATTTAAGCACACTAATAAACAAAGTCTCTGGTGGCGGTGGAGGCACGAGAGAAACTATTTTCCTTTTTAAAACCAATAGAGTGGCTGGAACAACTGCAAGCGTATTGGTCACTGGCAGATTAAATTCTCTCTGGCGTATGGATGGAACTCCGCAAGGTGGTGATGTTCCTACTTCAGCAGCTATTCCCGACAACACGACTAATGGATCATTAAAGCAGACTAGCAATACTTCTGGATACGAAAAGTTTATTTACAGCTACTGTATGTCCAGCTTAAATGCTGCTTCGTTTATTTTATATGACCGATTGATGCACTGTGGTGGTTTAAGTGGAACGGTAACAACTGCACAAACTGTCCAAGGTGATCCAGCGTCACCAGGATTAACTCGTTACAATACAAACTCAACTTGCGTCGGTAACATGATAATGGTTGAAATTTACACTGCACTGGGTACGACTCAAAGAACTATTACCGCTTCATATACTAACCAGGCTGGTACAGCTAATCAGACTACTATAGCTACGCCGATTGGTTCTGCTAACTTTAATAACGCTTATCGTGCATTTTTCTTACCATTAGCTGATGGTGATACAGGCGTACAGGCAGTTAAAGACGTAACAATATCGGCATCTACAGGCGGACCGGGTAACTTCGGTGTTTCAATAGTGAGACCACTAGCGATGATAGGCACAATGGAAACTGGCGGTACAGGATTCAGAGATTTTACAGTAGGTTTACCTGGTCTTCCTGAAGTGGAAAGCGGTGCTTGTCTAGCTATGTTAGTTATTCCTAGCAATAACGCTAACTACGAGTGCTACGGCGGTTTATCTCTAGTGGAGAGTTAAATGGCATACGCCGATTATAACGCCTATAAAAATTCAACGATTCAAAGCGCACAGAGAAGCGATACAGGATTTAGAACCTTCAATGCGGCTGGTGGCAATCAAGCTGGACGATTACTTGATATGTTTACCTATGCCTATCCCGATGTTGATACACCTACCGTCCCAGAAGTGCCAACTCAAGCTTTAATAGGTGCTCTTCCCTTGGCAAATGCTGGTACTGGCCGATTAGTTGTTAATTCGATTAACGCATCAGGTTTTGTTCCAGGGATGCACATACTTTGCGATAGACTTTCGCACCAAGGCAATTTGAGCGGAACCTTAAACACCACGCAGACAACTAATCTGCCAACCGCAGCTCTTACACGTTACACCGATGGGCAAGGTGTTATGGCTTTGGTCACAATTTGGTCACAAATTGGAACGACCGCTACGACCTACACAATCAATTACACTAATCAAGCAGGTATAGCGGGGCAAACTTCAGTGGCTCTAGATGTATCAGGCAGTTATGAAAAGAGATGGTTTGGCAGAGCTTTCGTTACACCTCTTGCTTCTGGTGATACTGGAGTAAGATCTGTTGAAAGTTTTAAATTGGCTGCTTCAACTGGTGGTGGTACCTTTGGCATTTCTTTAATAAAGCCGCTGCTATTTATGCAAGTAACGCAGCGTGGTAATACCAACCAAGCTGACTTTATGACAAACAATTTACATGGCGGACTACCAGAAATATTAGATGATGCTTTTCTATTCTGGCTAAGTATTCCAGGCCCAGGAACAACGGCAGCAACAGGTCAAGTTAACTTCTCAGAGGTTTAAACATGACCATAAAGCGATTTTTTGACGGAGCAGCAGTTGAGCTAGGGCTACTTCCAGCAGAATCGCTTGATCAAGAAATGGTCGCTTCGTTCCTATCATCGGGCGAAACACTTTATCTTGCTACTATTGAATCTGAATACATAATTGTATCGGATACGATTGCTACTACTGAGATACTTTACGACGCTGACATAACTAGCGAATATACAGTAGAAGCTGATTATTTGGCATCAGGCGAGCAGCTTTTTAATGCTACGGTAGAAGCCACGAATGACATTGTAGCAGATTATCTACCCTCTGGTGAGACACTCTACGATGCTGTTTTAGATTTTACCGACATCATAGATGCAGAGTTTTTAGCAAGCACAGAAATAGCCTATGACACTACACTTACCGCTACTAATCAAATTGATGCAAATTACTTAGATAGCCAAGCGGTACTTTACAATGCAACAATTAATACAGGTCAGCAGATAGATGCTCAGTATTTAGACTCTACAGCCGTACTTTACGAAGCGGTAGTTTACCTACCTCCTACTCAAGATATTTTATCCGAAACAATATCTGGTACACAGCTATTTGAAGCAGTGGTCTATCTGCCACCTACCCAAACAATAGAATCTAACACGATTTCTGAGACACAATACTTCTTAGCTACAATTGGTGAAGTAGTCTATTTTATTAATTCTGAAACTATTACTGGCACTGTACTTTACGAAGCTGCAATAAACCAAGCACCGACGCAGACAATTCAATCCCAATTTATAAGCGATACCCAGTTGTTTGACGCAGTAGTTTACCTGCCGCCAACACAAACAATCCCAAGCGAGATTATAAGTGAAACTGTTTTATATCCAGCATTGGTTTCATACCCACAAACTTTAGCAGCTGCTTTTTTACCATCTGGTGCAATTTTATACCCTGCTGTAATTGAAAACATACTGATAAATGACGACGCTGAACCGCATGGCGTAAAGAAGCGTAAAAAGCGTAAGAGCGAAGAAGAACTATACGAAGAGCAGTTAGCAGCAAAAATCCTTGAAGAAAGGATGAAAGGTCGTAATCCTTTACAACAAGAAAAATCTATAAATCGTATTAGTTTTACTGACGTTTTAAATGCAAATTATGCAGCCACACAAAATCCAATAGAAGCAATTATAGCGCCTATAGCAAAAAAAGAAGTTGATAAAGTAAAACTTCTAATGTTAATGGCTGCCATGGAGGATTAACTTTATGATAGATAAAGCAACCATGTATGTACTTCCATTACGTACAACTCAAACACTCTACAACCTGTTAAGCAAAGTAAGTTTGCAGATTACATCGCCGTCGTTTAAGGAGGATGCCGACATTTTGTATGAAGCAAAAGTAGAACTAGAAAAGATTTTAAAATATTACCAAACCGACAACACAAAACCTGAATAATATGGCAAAAAAAGAATTAGTTTGGCCTACTCGTTTTGGCAAACTGGGTGAAAAAGTATTTGGTGAAAATGATCCATTTAACCAACCTACAGACAAAACATCATGGGCAATTAACAATTATCCCCAAGATGAAATAAAGCCTACTAAGAGTCCTATTACGGGACGCTATTACACTAGTAAGGCAGCTTTACGTTCAGAGTATAAAGCATACGGCGCTGAAGAGATTGGCACAGCCTATGAACATGGGTATGAGCCTGAAAAAGAACGGAAGCGCGAAAATGCTGAACTTGTACGTAAACTAAATGAAAAAATAATAGATAGGTATAGAAATGGAAGATAATACACCAGTAGAGTCCAATTCAAATGAAATGATAGCCAATCCAGAAAAGATTGGTATTTCTTTGCGCAGTAACTTAGAAGCTAATTTTGATGCCAACCAGGAAGCAGATCGTGTCGTTCCTGACAAAGTAGAAATTGAGGGTGAGACTGAAGAACCAGCAGCAAGTGAACCTGCTGCAACCCCTACACCTAAAGTAGCAGTAGCACCACCAGCCGACATGAACAAAGCAGAGCGCGAGGCATTTTTAAATCCTACTGCTGAAAATGCTCATGTTTTACAAGGTTACTTGAGTCGTAGAGCTTACGAGTACCGTACTGATTATCAAAAACAAACTGCCGAATTAAATCAAACTAGGCAAAAAGTTGATGGATTTTATAACGTAATGAAAGATTATGAATCTGATTACGTAAAACGTGGACTCAATATAACTGATGTTGCCCGACGAAGTATTGAATGGGATAGAGCCATGCAAATGAATCCAGTTGAAACAGCACTGGAATGGTTAGATGCCTATGGTGTCAATCTGCATGATCTAAGCAATTATTATCAGAATGGTTATTCTACTCAACAGCCGGTAGAGTATCTGACTAAGGAACAAGCTGAACAAATTGCTCAACAAAAGATTGAAGCAATGATAAACGAACAGCGTCAAAGCACTATTGCCTACAATAACCACAATGCCGTACAATCGTTTATAGGTAACAAGCCTTTGTTTAAAGACCCAGGCACGGCAGCGCAACTAGAAGAGGCGATGGCCCCTATAGTAGCTGCTCTTAGTAACCAAGGCGGCTCTCCTCAAGAGATCCTTGAAACCGCTTATAATTACGTTACTAAGGGGCACCCAACATTTTCCGCTTTATCTCAAAAGTTAGAAGCGGCCTCGTTGGCAGAAAAGAAAGCAGCAGAAGCTCAAAAAGCTAAAGCAGCTACAAAGTCAATCACTGGCTCCGCAGGTAGCGGTACTCCCAGAACAAAAATAAAAGACTTAGGCGAAAATTTACGCCGACGTTATAAAGGTGAATAATTTAATTTTATTGAGGAAATATGGCAAATTTAGAAGAAGCCGTCGTCACTACTCTCTTTGATCAAAGCGAAGAGATTGCGGATGCGGTGATGCATCACAACCCTGTTTTGGCAGCATTGCAAGAACAAGGATTAGTAAGAAGAATCAGTGGTGGCTACGAGCTACGTAAACCAATTATGTATAATGACACCCAAGTTGGTGGATTCTACAGTGGTTACAGCTCATTTAATTTGGATGCAATTGATGACATCACAGCATTCAGATTCGCTATCAAGCAAGTTTACGAACCAATGAGCATTTCCGGTCGTGAGCGCAGAGCCAACAGAGATGAAGCTCAATTGCTTGATCTTGTACAAAGCAAGATGGAAGCTACAATTGCTAGGTTGAAGAATACTGTTTCTACTTCCCTTCGTGGAGATGGAACAGGTTCTAGCGGTCTGGAGTTTGATGGTTTGAAGAAAGCTATCTCTACTTCTCCAACATCCGGAACCTACGGTTCTATCGACCGTACATCTAACACCTTTGCTCAAAACGTAGCTGTCAACGTGACTCTCTCTGCATCTAACGTGCAAGAGCAAATCACTGACGCTATCTCTAGAGTAACTCGTGGTGACGAGATGCCTGACCTTGGCATCATGGATAGAACAGCATGGAAATATCTCCACAGCTCTCTAACCGCGATCCAAAGAATACAGCTTCCTACCAAGAAAGCAGTAGCTGGTTTCCGCGCTCTTGAGTATGATGGTTGTTCATTTGTCTTCGACGGTGGTTATGATTCCGCTGTTCTTGAGACAAACAGCTGCCGCTTACTCAACACCAAGTATTTCACATTTGACATGGTACGTGGTGCTGACTTCAAACCACTACAAGATCAGATGGCAAGGCCGGTTGATCAAGATGCTTTCTTCACTGTGGTTATTTGTGAAGGAAACCTCTGTTGTTCAGCTCCAGCTCTGCAAGCTGTTATTTATCAATAGTCTAAAGAGTAAAGGAGAAATATATGAGTGGTTCAGGATCATTCGGATTAAATTATAACAAAACATGGGATGGTGTAACAATTCCGCTACCTGCAAAAGTAGCTGATATTGGAAGCTGTCCAGAGGGAACATTCATGTTCGTTCAGGCTGATGGTGCAATCGATCAATACGCTTTCGTAGTGATCACAAACGCTGGTCAAGCTGACATGATGACAACTACAACTGCTACATCTGGCAACCTACTTGTAGGTATTGCTCAGGTAGCTGCTGCCGATAATGAATATCTGTGGGTATTCGTCGGTGGTGTAGGTGGTGCAGGAACTGGCTCTGGTATCAAAGGTAAGTATATCAACTATACTGCTCTTGCTAATACTCAGACCACTGCCACCGATGGTGTAGCTGATGATGCTTCTACTACGCTCGTAAAGAACGTAGTTGGACTAACAACTGTAGCTGGCACTGCCACTGCTGTTGAAGTTGCTACAACCAACATCATGACTGTGAACTAATAACTAGGGGGCTTCGGCCCCCTGTTTTAAGGAGATTTATATGGCAGGTGCATCTACATTAATTGGTCTAGGTATGCCTGCAGAGTTGGCTTCCGCAGTATCAGATGGTGTTTTCACTGGTACTATAGACGCTTCCGCTGCTGGTATTAGAACCGAAATGGCCATTAATAACGTAAACGATACCACTCCTACTGCTGCTGAGTTGACTACCTCTTTTGGTACTCCAGCCGCTGTTGGTTCTGGATTTATAGGTATAGTAAAGGATAACGATACTGACACAAACGGATTTTTAGTGTTCAGTAATGGAACCTCTTTCTACTATTTGAAGTTTACCAAAGCTCTTTAGTGTGACGGGCTCAGGGGGCTTCGGCCCCCTTTTTTAGGAAAGGAATTATATGACTGCGTATTCTGGAATTGCTACAACAACCACCCCTACTATAGCAACAGCTACAAGCACTCAAGTTTTAGCAGCTAATCCGTTCCGTAAGTTGTTAATTATAGAAAACGTTAGTGCTGCTCATATTGCAATAGGCTTAAATGGTGAGACACTGACAGGATTAGCCCCCACCTCTACTAATAAGTGTATAAATTTAACTAATAACGATAATGCAAATAAATTAATTTTTACTGATGGATTTATACCATCTGGGCCAATAACGGTTTATCAAACCAGCGGTGCTCCAATTAACACTATCGTAGTTGTGGAAGGATAGGGTATATACATGCCATTAATGCCTAAGCATAGGAGATACTATGGCAACTATTGATTGGAATGCTGTTTATAACGGTGAATCCTCTAAACGTAATAAATGGAGTGGCTGTAACGTAAAGATATTTAACGTAGCCCGAAAGAACGAAGCTAAGACAGCACAAGCTGGCAGAGATATTTACGATGAAATTCCCTCTATTTCTTTTCAGTGGCCTGGTGGCGATGAGACTGTTAGGGCACTAGACGATAGAGACAAGAGAGAACATCCTGAACTGTTTGCTGCCTATCAAGCAGGTATTGGTCCTGTGCAAAGCGGATTCCCATTAAAAGAGTGGACTAAAATATCTACTAGCGCATTACATGAGTTGGGCTATTTGGGATTTAGAACAGTTGAACAACTTGCTGAAGCTAACGATGAAGTAAAGCGTAGAATGGGCCCATTGTCGAAATTTGTAAAAGAGGCACAAGAGTGGTTAGAAGCTGCTAATTCAGCACAGAGCCAAGTTGTTTCTCTACGTGAGTCATTGGAGCGAGAGAAAGTCAGAGCTGACCGATTAGAAAATCAAATAGAATTATTGATTCAACGTATCGAAGCCAATGAAGGTATAAAAATAGAACGTGATCAAAAAACAATTAATTTAACTGACGACGATACCAGCCTAAAAAAAGCAAGGGTACGAAAGGATAATTAATGACGTTAGCGACCATTGTAGCGAATGTTGCGGCAGAAGCAGGGTACACAGTTGATACGAACATTATTAATTCAACTGAAGTCACTACAAAGCAGCTTCGCACAATGGTGCAAAGAATTAACCGTGAGATGGGCGAGAAGTATCTTTGGCCCATCTTATTTGCTTCAGGCAGTTTTACTTTAACTGCTGGTCAAGCGACTTACCAACTACCATCAGCTTTTAGCATGTATCACTACAATTCCTTTTGGAATAGTAGCACAAGGTGGCGTGTACTTGGGCCTATGTCCGAACAGGAGTACGCTGAAATTATCGGTTACGGATTAAATACAACCGTTTATCAGCGGTTTCAATTTAGAGGTTTAAGCAGCAATCAAATCCTAATTAGTCCTACACCCACTACTTCAGGCGATGTAATTATATTTGAATATATAGCAGAACGGTATGCTCGTCCTGCTACGTGGGTAACAGGAACCAACTATGCTGCTAATGCATATACGTTTTATAACGGAAACTATTATCAAACGACATCTGGTGGCATTAGTGGTGCTACTCCTCCTACTCACACTTCTGGCAGCGTTAGCGACGGTGGTGTTACCTGGACTTACTACAGTGGCGCATATCCAGAATTTTTAGCAGATAGTGACGTTTCAGTTTTTACTGAAAAAACGATTGAACAGGGTGTACTTGAGCGTTTTGCTGAAATACACGGATTAACTGTCGTGCCTAAATTTGAATTGCAGATGAACGAGGATTTTAGCAAGCAGAATCCTGGTAAAATATTATATGCAGGCGGATTTAATCGTAACTTAATTTTCGCAAGGGATGGCGTAGCTACTTTCGGTACGTTTATATAAAACATGACACCACTAGAAGCATATCAAAATTACGTAAACATGGTCACTTCGGGTGTCGATCAGAGTACTGCTTATCAGCAATCTGGTCTTTCTCAAGCTCAAGAGGATAGACGACGAGCACAATCAAAAGCCGAACAAAAAGTAGGAATGGGTCAGATTGGCGGTTTATTGACTGGTGCATTGGGCGTTCAAGCAGGAAAAGATATACTAACCGGCAAACCGATATTAGGTGATTTGAGAACTGGTTTCAGAGAAAGCACACAAAACTTACAAAAGTTATTTTATGGCGAGCAACCTAGCGCAATAGACAGATTATTCATGAGTCCAGAAAATATGCCACCTACTGGCAGCGTCCCTTCCGTTGAGATGGTTGATGCTATGCGGTATCCAAGCGCACAGAATGTTGTTCCTAGCGAAACAGGTAATATGCCCACTGCTGGATGGGGTGATTATGCTCAAGGCGCACTGGGTGGCTATAACGTTTATCAGGGTCTTCGTGAATTACAAAGCGGAAACAAATTAGCTGGCGCATTAGGTACAGCAGCAGGTACCACACAATTAGCCGGTGCCTTAACTAATATTGCTCCTGAGTTAGCTAGTCAGATAGGCGCACAATCTATCGGTCAATATGCAGGTCCAGTAGGCGCACTTTATGGCGGATACAACTTAGGTAAATTGGTAGCTGATGGCGATGTTTATACTAGCCAAGCTGGAAGCTCTGCTGCTTCTGGTGCCGCTTCTGGTGCTGCTATTGGCTCGTTTATTCCAGGTATTGGTACAGCCGTAGGTGCCATAATCGGTGGTTTGATTGGTGGCATAAAAGGATTGACAGGTAGCAGCAAGGGACAACGCCAATTAGTACGAGATAAGTGGCGTGAAGAGATGGACAAAGCTGGTGTTGGTCTTTGGCAAAAAGATGAAAAAGGTCATCTATGGGGCACTATGCCTGATGGCACAACTTTTGACTGGTCAAAAGATAGATTTGATTTTGGCACCAATGAAGAGAAAGGTGCAATTAATCTAAAAGAAAATCCAATTCATGGACAGGCAGCTGGTTACGGCAATTTGATGTCTACTTTGATGGGTGTTGGTCAAGGTAAGGCTGGTGAGGCTATTGCAGCACAATACACACTGGCTAGTTTAGCTGATAACGAAGGAAGCACTGCAAATGCCACTGATCAGCAAGTAAGGGATCGTTATAAGTATTTTCTAGAAAAGAACGGATTTACTTACGATCAAGCTGCACAGCAATTAGGTGCGATGTTCGATGAGGGTAAGATAAACAAAGAGTTTTACGATATTCAATTAAACAATTTAAACCAGTTAATACAACCAACGGAGCAAGCATAATATGGCACAAGGTATGGCAGGACGTTCACCAACCACAGGTGGTCCATTGAGGATGAATAAAAATATTAATCCGGAAACAGGCGAGAGATATAAGCGCACTATTGGAGAATTGCGTGGTATGCAAAGGATGGGCGAAGAGTTAAATCCTATGCAACAACAACGCTTACAAGCTGCTGGCGCAGATTCATTTCAACGCTTATCACCTGGAGTCTATAGAGATCCACAGGGCAATCTAAGAGGCGCACAAGGACAGATGCTACAAGCACCAGCTCCGCAACCTCAAATGCCTCAAAATGTCGGAATTGGAATGGGTGGTTTAAATTACAATTTGCCTCAAAAACAAAGCACCCCAATGAGTCCTGAAACACTTGCAAATCTACAGACATTACCTCAATTGTTTGGCCCCAACGATCCAAGAGCACAGCAAGGAGTTGGTGCGTTGTTGCAACCAGGTACTTTGCAGGCAATGTTTCCAAACAATATGCCCATGCCGCAACAAGCAATGCCAAGGCCAACACCACAAACCATGCCGATGCAGCAAGCACCATTAATGCCTAATCTGCCTGGATTAAATCAAAAGCAGAGTGAAAATATGTATAATTCCGCATTAGCAGCACAGATGCTTGGTAAACGTGGCTCCGTTAGAAATCCACAATTTGAGCCATATTTGCAGAATTATTTTGCTCAAATGATGCCTGCAACAAATGCCTAATTAGGAATACAAATGCAATATGAGGGATTTACAATACCACCTCCCTATAAAGGGCTGGATCTAGTTAGTCCAATAGATGGCATGGATCCAGCTACTGCGCTGGAGTTGGTAAACGTTTTCCCTGGAGCTACGGCTCCTATTACTCGTCTTGGTTATACTGAACTAGTAAACCTATCGGCATCTAATACAGGCGTAAAGACTCTCACTGCATATAATAAAACTGACGGCACTAGCGAAATTATTGCTGTTTCTGATGGTGGTACAAAAAAGATATTTAAGGTGGTGGCTGGTGTTGGCACCGATATTACAGGCACGACAGCTATTACCGAACCGAACATGCAAACGGAGCAGTTTGGGAGTAGGCTATATTTCTGTAATGGTACTGAAGCTGTTCAGGTGTACGACGGTAGTACAGTTGCAGATTCTACATTCACCTTTCCTGGTGGCAGCGGAGTAACCTTAGCTAATCTTATAAACGT